CTTGAACGGCGTCATTGACTTTGGCGCGTTCGCTGCGTAACTCATTTACTTTCGACATGGTGTGCTCCTGAAATGAAAAAGCCGCCCGTAGGCGGCTTGGTTGCTTTTCCCGCGAACGCGGTTAAAGTGTGATTTGCATGGCCATCGCAGAGGCCCTTGCGGCAATTTTGGTACGTGGTACACGCTCCACCCGGCGCTGCTGAACGGAAGCGGCAATCCGATTGACCGCCGCCTGCGGCGTCTCAATCCGGTCCGCCAATCCCATATCGATGCCGCGCTGGCCGGAGTACACGCCTGCCTCGGTTGCCCGCACCGCGTCGACCGTCAACCCGCGGTATTGCGCCACAGCGTTGACGAATTGCTCGTAGAATCCCTGCACCAGATCCTGCAGGAACGCCATGGACTGATCGGAGATCGGTTCGTTCGGCGTCAGGTCGTTCTTGTGCGCGCCCGCATACACGGTCGTCACTTTGACGCCCTGCTGCTCCAGCCGCTTGGACATATCGACATGCTTCGCGATGACGCCGATGGACCCGACGCCGGATGTACGGCTGACGACGACGTCCGAGGCGGCAGCCGCCATCATGTATCCAGCCGAATAGGCGTTGAAATTGACAATGGCGGTAATCGGTTTGATTGCCCGCGCAGCAAAGATGTCATCCGCCAACTCGAAGGCACCGCTGGTGCTTCCGCCGGGCGAATCCACATCGAGCGCGATATGCTCGACTGCAGGATCGACCAGCGCCTGATTCAATTGCGTGCGCAGATCCTCGTAGTTCGTCATGGTCTCGCAAGGGTTCATCTGCGTGCCGCGGCTCACCAGCACGCCGTGCACCGGTATGACTGCCACGCCGGTAGAGGCAATCGCCTGGCGCCGCTGCTCTTCGGCGCGCGCCGCGCGCGTGTCGGCGCTATGGCGATAATCATCGTCCATCATTTTGGCGTCGCCGTTCTGGACGCTCAGATTGACAATATTCAGGCTCATCACCTGGTTTGCCCAGTGCGCCGCCCTGTCCAGCATTCCCTCATGGACCATCAAAGGCTGATTGAAGATCAGGCCTGCCGTCCGGAAGTAGTCTCTCATTGGATAATTCCTTCGATTTCTGCGATTTGTGCCTTGGTCGGCTGGATCTTGTCGCTAGGGGCTGCCCTGGCGTCAAGCATGTTCAGGGGCTGCAGGTAGACATCACCACCAGCAATCGGCGGCAAATTTTCCAGGCGCCGAATATCGTTGACCGACAACCAGCCCCATTGCCGCGCGATGGCGTAAGCGTCGTATCGGGATTTCTGATCCCCGCGCAGCAGGCCCGAGACGTTAAATTCGATGTAATACTCGGACCGCTCGCTCGGCAACAGAAAATCGCGCATCATCGCCTGCTCATGACGACGGATCCAAGGTAACAACGTGTAGATGACAAACTGGATAGCCTGATGCTCGATATTGCTGAACGTCGCCTTGTCCAACTCGCCGATCATGTGCGGCGGGACCTTGTAGATGCGCGCAATGTCGAGTGCCATCAATTTCAGCACGCTGATCAGTTCAGCGTCGGCGTTTGTCATCGACAGAGCGCGGAACGTCATTCCCTCCTGCAGCAAGGCGACCTTTTTTGCATTCCCGCTGCCGCCGAATTTTGTCTCCCAATCACTGACAATCCGATCGATTGACGCCTGATCCTTGATCGCTGGCGCCTCCCGCGCGCGCTCGATCACGCCGGCCAGCGCCGTGCCATTGGCAAACGATTTTCCAGCATATTGCTGGATGGCCTGGGCATGGCCAACGGAATTGGCGTGCAACAAAACCGGCGACAACCCGACATATCCGTTCAGACTGAGCCACCGGACGTGATGCACCATCCGCTGCGGCAGTGGCTCAGCACCATTGATCTGATAGTAGGGCATCAGGTCGGGCCCCTTGAATACCTGCATCGAATCGGGACTAACCGGATACAGGCCCTTCACAGACCCATCGCTATTGCGATCGATCAGACTGAAGCTGTTTCCGCGTAAGCCTAGTCCCAATTGGCTTTGCTCGCGGTATTCAAACGGCGTCTGCCACCCATTCGGAGTCTCTGCAAGAATTGGATACAGCGAATGCTTCCTTGCTGGAATTCGCGTGCCATCGCCGGTGCGCTGATACAACTCCAACGGCAGCTGGGCGATGCTCTCCGCGATCAAGGACACACAAGCCTGCAGGGCTGTCAGCGACAGCGCACTCGTCGGCGTCACCAGCTGTCCAGAATCGGATTTTGTGCCGCCGAGCCCAGAATGCCATCCGCCGCCTCCGCTAAACGCTGGGCCATCGAACATTCCACGATAAAACATCGTTATCCCTTACTGGCTGCGCGGGCAACCGTATATGACCAGGCCAGGAGACCGGCACCGGCCGCAATCAGCGCGCAAGGCACTGAAAACAGCGCAATGCCGGCCACACATAGGAAAAATCCGAGGATTCCCGCAACGACCGTCAGATAATCGATCAACTTCATATGCCCACACCTTGGTCGTAGATTGATTGAGAGGATTCGGCACCGACCATTGCGCGGGCGACCGCCATGATTGCGGCAACAACGCCGTCGATCTTGTTTTCCTGCTTTTCCTTGCGCGGATAGATGTTGTCCTTGGCGTCCAGCTTCGCCACTACGTTTGACATCATCCAGGTCAACACCGGATTGCCATCGTGATGGAGCCGGCCGGCCTTGACTGCGCTCTCTAGCTCCTTCATCGGCAGCGACATGTTCTGCACCGTTTGTCGAAATTCAACAGCGACCGCACCCTCTTTCATGAGCTCCTGCGCCAGCTGGGCGGCGCGCCAGGGATCAAATACGACCTCTTCCGGCGCGTACACATCCATATCTGCCAGCACCAAGTCGCGCACTATGGCGAAATCGATCTCGGCGCCCTCGTGCTGATCAAGGAATCCTTCGATTACCCACTTCATATAGGAATTCTTGAACTTGGTACTGGACTCGACGGCCGTCTCCGGCAGCGCGTATTTACCAAACAGGTAATAGTGCGTCTTTCCGTCGATCTGACGGGTGAAGCAATCGACATCTGCGCAAATATCCGAGCGGGACGCCAAATCCAGCGCCTTCCAGTTTTTTTCGCCGATAAATTGTTCTCGGCGCAACGTCAGGTCCGCGCACTTACCCCACTCGATCATGTTCATCCAGGCGGTTTTAGCGGAACACCAGATATTCAGATGCTTGGTTTTAAATCTAGTCTGCTTCGCGGCACTCTGCACTGCCTGGCGCTGCTGACTGAGCAAGTAATCAGGATCGACCGAGATCCCCATGTTCGGATTGGCTTTGCGCAGGGCCTTCGGGTCGTCCCAAGCGTCTTCCTCGTCTACCGTGTAGATGATGGCAAAGAGATCATCCTGCTCCAGCGCGCCTTCCAGCACCTTCTTCGCCTCCAGCTCCTGGTCATAGCAAGGTCCGGCAATGTTGTAGCCGGCCGTCGTGATTTCCACCAGCAACGGCTGATCGCGCGCGCCCATGCCGGTTTCCATCGTATCGACCAGCTCAGACGTATCGTGCTCGTGGTACTCGTCAACAATTGCACAGGATGGCGACGTGCCATCCCCCGGCTTGCCGATCACCGGCTCGAATTTGGAGCCGTCGGCCGGCGTGAGCAACATCTTCGCCCAGACCTCGGCACCGATGGCATCCGCTAGCTCCGGCGTGCGCTCGATCATTTGCTTGGCGGGCCGGAACACCTCCCAGGCTTGCTTCTCGGTGGTCGCGCCCGAATAGACCTCGGCGCCGAACTCACCGTCGGCGGCGAACATGTAGAGCGCAATACCAGCTGCCAGGATGGATTTTCCGTTTTTGCGGGGAACCGCAATATAGGCTTTGCGGAAGCGCCGTCGCTCATTCTTGCGAAGCTTCCAGCCGAAGATGACGCAGAAAATGAACTTCTGCCACGGCTGCAGCACAATTAATTCTTTGGTCTTGGCCCATTTACCTTTGGTGTGAGGCAGCATTTCGATAAATGCGCAGACGTCGTCCGCGGCACCGGCGTCGAAGAAGTATTTGGACGTTTTCTTCTTCGCCGTTTCCAGGTCATCAAGATGGCGTTTGCACGCCAATTGGACCCACTTGCACGCGACTATCTTTCCCGCCACGACTTCGCGCGCGTAGCGATTTGCCGCCGTTACATGTGGATTGGCCATTGAACACGCTTACTTTCCTTTCTTGATGAACTTGGCAAATGGATTCGCTTGCGCCGCCTTCGGCACCGACACTTTGGACCGATCGGAGGGTGTCATGCCAAATTTTCCGATCTGCGCTTCGTAACGTGCAATCATCGCAGCCGGCACCATCCACTTCATCTCTCGCAACTGGGCAAGCAACGATGCCGCCATCTCAAGAGCAAGGCGATCCGAACGGCAAAGGACGCCGGGCGCCAGCAGGCCCTCAATTTCAAACCAGCATTTCTTCGCGTCCTCGCTCAGGCTCTCCGGAGGCTCGCCGATTTCGCCATTGGCCTCCGGCTCGCCCTCCCGATCCCGCCCGCGCTTGGGATTTTTGTCGAATGCGCCACGCATTTGCAGCACGTTAGATGGGGTTCTTGGCCTTGCCATAATTCGCCCCTTTGGAAATTTTATTTTGTGGAAATGAAAAAATTACTAAGCTGACGGTCTGGCGGAAGAGAGTCTGTAGACTTTTGACTCCCCCTACCCCTATGAGAGGTTCGTGGCGACGTCAGCGTCATCATCCTGCCCCACCGAGTCCGACGCCTCGTGCAACGGCTCTGGCGCCTCATCGCAATGTTCTTCGTGATGGTCGCCGCCTCGGCAGATCGCACATAGGCGACCGCGCCCGACGACGTCAAGCGCGCCAACGTTGCGCGACCAGCGCTTCCGGTTCCACGTCTCCATATATCAGTGTTTTGTCTTCCGTCCAAATCCGCCGTCTTCTGTCGCGGTCTTGATGTCGTGGTGTCGCTTGCACAATGACTGCCAGTTGCGCAGGCTGTCCCAGAACAGCACCTTCGCTCTCGCGATCAATCCAGCGTCGCCTCTATCCAACGCTTCTCGAAGTCGCGGCGGCGTGATGTGATCTACGACCGTGGCAGCAGTCACGACGCCGTCGCGCGCGCAATGCACGCAGAGCGGATGCGCCCGCAGGTAATGCGTGCGTGCGCGTGTCCAGGCGCTGGTGTAGCCACGCTCATGGGCTGTACCGCGCTGTTCGCGATCCTGCTGCTGGCGCAGCTTCTGGTGCTTGGTGCAACAACGCTCGGCACCATCAATCAGCACACCGCAACCAGGCGCAGCACATGGCTTACGCGGCCGGCGCGGCATACGGTCTTACCACAAACGAATAGCCCAAATGAGTGCAGCAAGTGCCGACAGCTGAGATGATGTACGACAGGCCAACTCTTGATGCCAGTTGTTCAGCACACCGTGCGTCGAGTTGAACTGTTAAATGCATTTTGCAAACCCCGTACATGTTCTGTTTTCTCGCAACTGAGGAGTTTGTTACTGGGCGAAAAAAAGCCCGCGAACCTTACGGCAGCGGGCTAAATCCAAAACTTAGGGAGAATTGGAGGAGGCGCAACCCATATTGCGTCGCCAATCCAATTTTCAATACCCTTTTGCAGTTATTTACTTCAGCAAAATGCAAAAAGCCCCGAACCGATGACGGTGCGAGGCTATGAAAACTTCTGATACTTGAGGAGATTCGCGCATTCCAGTGCTATCTGCAAAGTGACCGCGCCGCGAAAGAATCTACTCAAATATCCGCCATCAAAATTTCTAGATGCAGTAATGGCGTGTATATGAAAACGGATATTACCGCACAGTTTTGCGCGACGCAAGTTTTTGCAATCACGATTGCACCACAAATAAAGCGCTATTCTGCTTTTAAAAGACCACATTTGACATTATGTCGCCGTTCACCGCAACGTTCAAAGTGCTACCGACATAACAGCTTCGGCTCACCGCATGCGCCGCCAACGGTTGGCATTTGTCGAAATGGAGCATAATTGCGCCATTCCTCACACTTTGTGGATTCATCGTAGATGACATCAATGCCGTCCGGACCAACGCCTGTTTTCTTGGACACTTCCTATATTCGGCAGGTGGGATTTAATCATCCAGACTTTCAGAAGCTGATTGAGTATTCCAAGACAAACCAACTCAGGCTATTTGTTTCCTTCATCGCCTGGGAGGAACGTCGAACGCAGCTTCTTGTTGAGACTCGTTCACAAGTCATGAAGGTAACTAAAGAGTTCAATACGCTTTGTCGACAGCAACCAACCAACTTCATACTGAAGGGGCTTGCAGCCCCGGTGCTTAACCTATGGAATCAAAACGAGCTTGAGGAACGATCCCATGAGGAAATGAGCAAATTCGCGAAGGACAGCCATATCACTATTGTCCAGCTCGGACCCGATCATGGCGAGCGGGCGTGGCGTCGCTACTTTCAGCATGAGTTACCCTTCAATCCTGACGAGCCTGACCGCGAAAAACGACGGAAAGATATTCCAGACTCATGGATTCTCGAAGCGGCAATCGATGTAAAACGCGAACATTCCACCTTAATCGTGCTGTGCAACGACAAGCGGTTTTCAACGGCTCTAAAGCAAGTGCTGGCCGTCCCCGTGTTCGAGGAAGCGCAGGATGTTTTGGATCATATTGACAGGACAGCGCAATCACCCAAGATCACTAATTCCGTGAGAACCACGGACAGCGCATCCATACAACCTACTGCAGAATCGGGACAGCCGAATGGAGCACTGACTGCTGTCTTCAACGAAGCCGAATCTCAATTTCGAATGGTTGGTACAAAAATCATTGGTTTAGTGGCGTACTTGGGAGCTCCTACCAAGAATCAGATATACACTATATTGGAGCGCTCTGGTATTCCACCTGCGGTGGCTAGAAACGTCGCCGAGCAACTGACGCTTGGGAAAATTATTTTGGATACTGGACACCACTACATTTCAGGTAAAAAGGACGTCGGCGATCAAGCGAAAGCCGCCGTGGAGCAAGAAATCATTCGACTCATTACGGATCCCAGCTAAGCCATGGATTTCGATCTATATTTGAAGGCTCTCACCGGTTTGGCTAATTCCCACACCCAGGAAGCACTCGATGCGCTAAAACATCCGCTCCAGAAAGCGCAGGCGTCTTTGCGCCATCAAACCCAATACGATCTGCTGGAACAGTCTCTTTCGATATTAGAAATTATTGAACATCGCTTTTGCGAAGAAATCACAGCTGAGATCATTTCGTTCATTAGAGGTATAAAGACCCGTCAAATTACATACTCGAACTCCAGCGAATTAACAACGTTTGCGTCCGACATTGCGAAGTATCAAAATTCTTCGACTCTCACCATTCGAGCAATCGAAGTTCTGTTGCGCTTGCGGTATCTTGCGACCGCAAAGATTACGCAAACATTACTCGAACTTTCGATCGATGAAGACAAAGAGATCCAAGCAAGTGCAATCAATGGGTTAAAGGCCACTGCTGTTTATAACGTAGATGTTTTCTATGGCCTCGATCGTCAAGGCGGAATTGGAGCATCCCCCCAGAAGCAGATGTTGGACCTACTCTTGGGACTTGGTGACGCAGAGCTAGTCAAATATCAACGAGCTGCTCTAAGAATCACAGAAAGCCTGTTGTCACCCACTGTTGAAGGTACACAATGGAGTTCTACGGCCGTGACAATTTCTCGTGGTGCGGTTCCGGCGAGTGATGGCGTGCCTGATATCAGAAGCGGTGCAATCCTAGTCTTAAAGCGGCTATACGCGCAAGCACAGGGATCCTCCCTGAAACTATCGATTATTGGAATCTTGAACGACGCAGCCCGTCCACACTATGTCTCAACAAGTGATGAGGACGTATCTGCAATGATTACGCAGAACAGTCGGGATGTCTTGGCCTTCTATGAAAGCCTCATTGCCAATGCTGAGTTTCAGATTGTCCAAAAAGTCGAGACGTTATCATACTGGATCTATTTTCACGCTCTCAATGAAACTATAAAATCCTGCGCGCTTGCAATCGAAAAGGCCGTTGCGGCGAACCTCGAATATCAAACCTATAAGACGCTCATTGGATTTGAAGGCATCTTTCAGAGCTGGGAACAATTGCGCAAAAATGACAACTACTGGGAGGAAACAGACAAATTCCGAAAGAATAAGGCGACGGAGTTCGCGAACAGCATTACTCCTGAAAATTTTCCCATGTGGCGCGAGCGCGTCCTTTTATACTCACGGACCGAATCTAACGATTTGGCGACTTTCCCGATTTTTTATCACTTCTTAGAGACGTTTGCTGTATCTCGCCCTCAGCTCGCCCTCAAGCTCATCTCGGACGACTCTGACGAGATTGCGAGATTTCTCATACCACTCTTGCGTGGCCTTTGGAGCGGCCCAGAACAGTCCGCCATTCGCAAGATTTTGAATGCATGGATTTCGGCTGGACGACATCTACATGCGAGCACCAAGCAGTTTTTGGATTGCCCCACTCTTGATCTCGAATTGGTAAAGCATCTGCTAAATAGAGCGGCAGAGTTGAATGACCTGCAGACCGTTGCTTTAGTAATGACAGTAGCTGCGTCCAATTATAAGGACGATGACTCATTAGTTCGTGATCTGTTTATCCCTGCGCTTGAAGTACTGACCAATTGTGGAGATCCGCAGTGGATTTTCGATCTATGGTTCCATCGTGAGATGCGTGTGGTCATTTCAAAACTGAATGATCATGATACCGATCTCATCTTGCGGAACCTGATGTTTCTTGAAAAAATAGATTACCGCGCCGAGGAAATTCTCTTTTTGATTGCGCAACGAACGCCACAAGTAGTTCTCAAGTTCCTCTGCCAACGACTTACTGCAGAGAAGGAAGGCAAGGTGAGGCATAAAACGTATGACGCAATCCCATTCACATTGCACAAGCTATATGAGCCACTTGCAACAATTCCGAATGCAGCAGTGCAGATCGTGCGGGCGCAATATGATGGTGACTACGGCATGTTTGTCTTCCGCGGCGCTCATCTTCTCAAGATAATATTCCCTGAGTTCTCAATAGATTTTGAGACTGAATTGCTCAATCTTGTTGAGGAAGGAGGAGATGAAAACCTACTGTTTGTCTTGGCCGTTTTGAGAAATTACGAGGGACAGCCCTTCATACATAACGTCTGCAAAGCGATTGTAACGAAAATCTCTCCAGATTCGGAATTTCAATCTGAGGTGTATGTTGCACTCCGAAATACTGGCATTGTCAGCGGTGAGTACGGATTTTCGGAGGCGTATGAAAGAAAGAAATCTGAAATTTTGGAATGGTTGAACGATCCAAACGAAAAGGTAAAAATATTCGCCGCTTGGTACATCGAAAAACTAGACCGAATGATTATCGCGGACCGTCAACGTGCTGACGAGGAAATTGCACTCCGCAAGCAACGATTCAACGAGTAACAATCTCTTTAACTTGGCGCTGATTGGGATTCTATGGCCACCGCGAAACAAAAAATGTTCATTGTCGACTGCCACATTTGCAAAGCCAAAGTTGCAGCTATCGAGTTTGGCCAGGCAGAGCGATCCTACATGGACGAGGATTCGCAGGAGCCATATGGTCAACGCGTATTTATCGGCAAGTGCCCAAGCTGCACAACCATTCTTGTTGGTGAGTCAGATCAAATCGACTTTGACGGCTACAACGCCTACGATGATGGATGGAGTGACATCGTTCGCGTGTTCCCAAGCCCGCCCAAGTCGTTTTCAAGCGAACGGATTCCACGCGTTGTTTCAGATTCGCTCAATGAAGCGGACCGTTCATTTCAGGCGGGTGCAAACATTGCTTCCTGCGTGATGCTTGGCCGAGCACTGGAGGCGCTGTGTCGCGACATTCTTGAACCCAAAGCGGCCAGAGCCGAACCAACAGATAAAAAGACCAATAAAAAATTGATGCTTGGCGAGGGGATCAAGAAATTGCGAGACGCGAAGATTATCGACGACCGTCTCTACGACTGGAGTCAACAGCTTCAAGCGTTTCGTAATCTTGCGGCTCATCCAGAGGATATTAGCATTTCGCGAGAAGATGTCGGAGATTTACAAACGTTCGTCAATGCCATTGTAGAATATGTGTACGATCTTACCGATCGCTACGAAGACTTCAAAAAAAGAATCGATGCCCGTGAAAAGCGAAAGAAGTCTTAAATACTCCGAAACTCAATGTGCAACTCCAACAATTCGGTTAGGCAGACGATAGTACGCGAGTATTGACTATTCCGACTTGGTCGCTTTCCTCGGATCTGACTTGGCATTCGGCGCAATCAGCTTTTGCAGTCGGTCGTCGATTGCTATCAATGCAGCATGATCCAATTTATTCAAACCTTCCCAAATTTTGGCCTTGTTATCGTACAGCGTGCGCTTCGGGATTTTCACCTGGTCAGATATTTCTTGCACCTTGATTCCGCGTTCGTAGTAGGCACGGACCACTAGCTCCCGGGCATTTCGCAACGACAAACCCGAAAACAGCGATGCCGACCACTCCCGCAACACGACAATGGCTTCTTTATATTCCTGCGTCAGGTTGTTGCTGTTTCCGCAGCATGGGCAATCGGAGAACCGAGTCGAATAACGGGCGGTAATGCATGCTCGATGCAGCGGCTCCAGCCGCCCGACTTCCGCCATGATGAAACCAGTCTGGCCGGCACCGTCCTGAGATACCAAACCCTTCCCAGATCCGATCGCGCCGGCGGTCATTAGCTTCGACATCGGCGATAGTGCATACTGCTGCGATGAATAGTTGAACGCAAACGTCAGTGCTTCGTGGCTGTTTTTGAATAATTGGGTGGCGTCGCTCATTGATTCCTCTTAATTGGTCGATACGTGTCGTTACTAGTACAGCTGGGCTACGCCGCAATTTTTTGCAGTTCTTCCACGATCTGAAAATCTTTAATCAGGTCGCGGGCGTAGGCAGCTGTCATCTCGATGGTTTCGGCACGCATGCGCGTCAAACAGGTCCTTGCCGCCTCGGTATCAGCCGCAAACACAGGCGCCGCATACTTGAGCTTGTTTGCAAGCTGGCGCAGCGGATCCAAACCCAGCTGCCGGCCGGTGCGCCGCTCATGGATCTCGTATGCGTCGACCACGCCCATGATGGCAACCGGCGAGTCGTACCAAACCCCGTCGTTGTGATCACGGAAAACCGCCTGGCCGCGAGTGGTCGTGTCGATGGTC